GTTCAAGGAAGCCGTAAGGTTTCCTCTTCGCGTGTACCTAGTTGACTTGTTCGAACTAGGGAAGACAATTGAGCGGGCCCGGCTCTGCCGTGGCCCGAGAACTCAAGAGTCTTCTACTGGTGACGATAAGTTCATATGGTCCCATAGTGCCTTGATTGTCGACATTAACAAAATCGACGTTTGAAGCCTGTGAGGCCAACGGAACTGACTTGAAGGAAGTACTGTAATCTAAGGCTTCCATATCGTATAGACTACTCATCGTGACGCGAAAGCGTCGCGGTCGTGGTCCGTTCGGTATGGTCTTAGAAAACAATTCTGGAACTGTCATAACGTTTAGGTGCACTTGAAGCGTGAAGCAAGAATGGCATGCTCTAGGAGATATACCATATGGATATCAATAAGAGCCTAGATGAGATTGATCTCATTACCGCCCTGCTTCACGACATCCAAAAGATGCACGAAGCAGTACTCAATGTACGAGCACTTCGACTTACACAGCGAAAGCTGATAAGTCGTACTCGTAGGGAAGGGTTAAGTTTTCTTACGAAAACTTTACCCCGGCTTGGCAAAGCATTCGACCGAGTGCTTGCCTCTGACACTAACCTCAACGCTACAGAACTAGGTTTCGAAACCTATCCTGGAGCGACATTTCCGAAACTTTTCGGAGAATTGTTTGGTTTAGTGTTGGATTCAACCGGTAAGGTCCTTCCCGAACCTTGTGTGCATTGCATCAGGAGCATTAGGCAGCTTTGTTTTTGTTTTTACAAATACGAACTGCCATATACTAATGAACAAGAACAACATGTCATCGACAGTTTCAAAAAGACTGAAGATGATTTACATGCAGTTACCGCTACTCTACGCGATATGCGTGAGCAGTGGGTGCCAAAGCCTTTCGAGCGTAGGAAAACCAGACGGTTTCCCCTTACTCGATTGGACGTGGCACGCGAGGCGCGACGACTCCTTTCCGGAGCCTTCGCGTTCTTCGACGAGAGAAACATACTTCCGCGGCACGGTCCTGGGGCCGTTGCAACAAAGCAACGACTCTGGGGCAAGTACCAATGGAGTAATGTCTCCCATCGTATCGCCTCCGTCTACCCTATTGACGAATATTATTATTCGTCCCTAGGGCACGTATGCGACCGTCTCCAAGAATTACAAACTCTTGGTGATCGGGATCTTCCGGCACGGGTTTTACTTGTGCCGAAAGATTCGCGTGGTCCGCGCCTGATCTCTTGTGAACCCGTTGATTTTCAATGGATTCAACAAGGATTAGGAAGCGCGATCACTGCACATGTTGAGCGCATTAAAGCAACCCGCTTTAATGTGTTCTTCACTGACCAGACTCCTAACCAGATTGCAGCCCTTTTGGGTTCGCGAACTGGTAGGTACGCGACACTAGACCTCTGTGAGGCTAGCGATCGCGTATGTGTTGAGTTGGTGAAACTTCTATGGCCGGAGCACCTTCAAGAGGTGCTTTTAGCTTGTAGAAGCTGTTCAACTCGGCTGCCTGACGGTACTATCTTAAACCTTCAAAAGTTTGCGCCAATGGGGTCAGCTTTATGCTTTCCCGTACTGGCACTTACTGTTTGGGCGATAGTATCTGCAGCAGCACCTGACGCGGATACGCGAGAGCGTATCCACGTGTATGGCGATGACGTGATTGTTACAACGGCTTACGCCGCGGATGCAATCGAACATCTCGAATCGTTTGGTTTACTTGTAAACCGCGATAAGAGCTGTACCAGTGGATTCTTTAGAGAATCGTGCGGCATGGACGCCTATAAAGGCGTAAATGTCACTCCTGTCCGGTTTCGGACAGTCTGGTCGTCTCGTCCCACTGCCAGTTCATATTGTAGCTGGATCGCTTATGCGAATTCATGCTACGATAGGAAGTACTTCACAGCTTACGACTTGATCGTAAGTAGGCTTAGTTCCATTTATGGACCTATCCCTAGCGATGATATCTCAAAAAAGAGATATCCTAGTCTACGTGAAGCAACTCGGTTAACTAAGAAGATAAGGAAACGCCTTAATGTCGACCTTCAAAAAGTCGAATATAAGGTCCGTGTCCCTGTCCCTAAGCAGTATCGTAAAACAATAGATGGATGGTCAATGCTACTTCGGTATTTTACCGAAGCTGGCAGAGGCGCCCATGTAACGTATGACGAACGCTTAGACTTAGACGGAGAAGTTTCTCCGTTCCGAGCTGGTATGTACACAC